GAGAGGCACCATGCAGGAGAAACACGATACCCCTTATCTCAAACTAAACCTGCATTGGCAAATTCGCCGTGCAAAGAATCAATTTTAACGAGATAGGCTTGATGCGCTTCTTCAGCGGTTTTAAACCTACCCAATCGCAAACGTTTTCCATTTGCCTTAACTCTAACTGTATAACAACTCCGATCCTTGTCCCAATAAACACACTTGAAGCCTGTTGTGCTATTCTTCTGAAGACCTTTGTTTCGTTGTTGTTGAGACTGATTAGCCTCCCTTAAATTATCCCAACTGTCATCCAAACTATCAGTATTTTTGTGGTCTATGGTTTCAGTTGGCCATTTACCTGTCATCCAAATCCAAATTACGTGAGCCGACCTATACAATCTTTTATCAAGAGTTATGTATCTGCTTTGATACCCTTCCTGATCCGTGTGAATACTTCCAGCTCTTTGTCCCGGTATAGACCGACTTCCTGACTGAATTAACCAAATCAGTTCGCCAGTCTTTTTATTATACCAAAACGCTTGTCTTACTCTTTCCGCTGTAGCTTTTTCTTTCATCTCGCATAGTCCTTTTGTTAGAGGGAAGGACTATGCTTAACACAGTTAGGGTAAAAGTCAACCTACTACATTTTCACGACGTCGGTAGAGTCCCCCATAACGATCTCGGGTCGTTATAATTGAACGAATATCTTTCCCACGCCTTGACCAGCAAGTTATCTGTCGTGAAATCCACCTGCATGTCTATCTCAAAAGGCTCTCTTTCAAGATACAAAAGTCCAGGTTGATCGGTCTTAATGTACCATGCAAATGCGTTAGTGAAGAACACGTCCTTGACGTAATCCGTGATACCGCCAGCAGTTGCCGGGATGACGTTCGGATCGTTCATCGCAGTACCAGGACGAAGCTCTGCACGTAGCAATCTAAGCGCTACAGGCTCGTTGTTCGGATGAATGACCAACGTCTTACCAGTCGCCATCATACGAAGACCCGCATTGTCATAGAAGCCTGTCTGAATGGAAATCATGCCAGATAGCAATGAAGACTCATTCAAATCGACATCTACTGTAGGACGGTTAGCCCATGTAGGAGGACCCGAACCACCAGCAGGAAGTGGATGGGCTGTATTTAGCAACGACACACCATCACCACCAACTGTTTGATCGAAGGTACCTGCATTGTTGAACACGGCCGCCGCATAGATTTCCTTGGTCTGAGCGAATGAACGCTGTAGACCCAAGTTTGAAGGTCGGAATTGTGCCTTATACAAGTTATCGGAAATTGTGTTACGAGTGATTGCGTAACCCAACCCGATGCCGGTATGTAGCTGGTTATAGATAAATGCTTCACCAGAGTTGTTATCGAACGCTGTCTGTCCACCGTCAGTCTTCAACTGAGCAAGAGGTAGGAAGCGCATAGAAGCTGTACGCTCCTGTGCCATCTCAGACTTACCCTGATCGAACAGCTTAGGCCAGATAGAAGGCCACTGCTTGTATTCGCCCGTGACGCCACGAAGGCCGGGTAGGAGCAAATCACGAATTGCTGCGACGTTAATAGCCATTGTTTAGTTTCCTGATCCTGAACCGCCAGTAGTTCCCTGCCAATTAGTCGAGGAAACCAGACGATAAATACGTCCCTGTCCAATTTGGACGGCTGAATAAGATGAACTATCAGTTCCTGTGCTGGCTGATAGAACGCCAATGGATGAACTTACTGGTGGAAATACAGCGACCATCCCACTGCCGCTAGATTCTGCCACACAAAAGACTTCCACAACATCTCCGATCTCTGCATCAGAAGGAAGAACCACTACTCCAACAAAACCATCTGCTCCTGACTGTGGAGTCATTAGAGCAACTGTTCTTCCGGAGTATCGTGGAATAGATACCCCATCATTCCCAATGGGATTACCGCTACTTACATTTCCTCCAGTCAGGGAGACTATGGTCTCCCCTGATCTGTTATAAACAGGAATTGGTGACGATGCTGGACTAACTACCGTTGTCATTATTAAACACCGCCCTGAGACTTGTAGGTCTGGTTGTTAAACGCCACGATGACGTAGTTACCAACTGTTGTTAGGTCTGTACCGTTAGCTCCTGGAGGAGTCGTAACGAAATTGACCACCTTGAGAGGGAATGTGTTAGTTGTAGTTGGTGCCGCCAAAGCCATTCCGGAAATACCTGTTGTGGTGTTTCCTGCGTTAACGACAACATCCGCAGTACGTCCCATAGATGTTTGCGTAACCGCAGCACCTACAGTAGTATCGACCTGAATCATGAACTGAGCATTCGGGTCATCAACAACGAATGCGTTGACATCGCCCGTAGCATCAGAGCCCGGCCAATAACGGTTGAAAATTGTCTTTTGCTGACTGGTTGAGAAGTAGGTACAACCTACAAAGACACCGACTACGATAGTTGTCGCGGAACCACTTCCTGCGGTCCATTGCTGAATGTATCCAGATGGACCAGCAACAACCATGTTGACAAGATCACCATAGAAAATGGCAGTAGCATTACCAGCCGCGATACGGTACGGCGTATTATGGACTTCTGCGAAGTTGGGCGGCCCTGAAGCCGTACCCCACTGAGAGAGACCGAATGGACCAATTACGTTAGCCATCTATTATCCTCGAATGCGCTTATGCTACCGCTATGAAACGGCAGAAGCTGTTTATACAAAATTGTATAGGATGGTGGTCATAAACCCAGCGCGGGGGACCGTTCCTGATAACAAGAAAAACTCTACGATATAATTCGGAGTTTTTATTACTTGTCCTTCAACATCATCGGCGCGACGTGTTGGTAAATATTCACAATCTGAAACTAGATAATCTTAATACTAAAAGCAAGTGAGTTTGTATTGTGGCTTTTAGGTTTGTATTGAATTGCCGCTTCTAAGCCTGCTTATGTAACTTTCTTCTTGTATAACATCTACGATAATAGCTCTAATATAGGCTGAAACAGTGATATTATGCTTTTCAGCCAGACTCCGTATCAGATAATAATCATCCTTTGGAATCCATGTAGTGACCGGCTTATTAGCCTCCTCGAAAGCTAATACTGTTTGTGTATCCTCAGGCATTTCCATATTACCAAAGACCAGTCATCACTACTAAAAACAGAGTTAGCAATACAATAAAGCCAAATAGCATCAGGACTCCTCCGAGACCTAATGCTAAATAAGCACCGCCAAAAAGCAGCCCAATTCCAGCCAATAGTATAATACTAACTATGAATTGGGAGTTGAACATTTCCTATTCACCCTCTGCAACAAGTCTACCGTATTCCTTATGTAGTTTGGCGTCTACTTGAGCCAAAAGACTATCGGAAGCATCCCCACCACTAAGCTTTCGCGCCGTCATACCTAGACGCTGTTCAGCCTCTCTGACCTGAGTCTTACTCAACTGCTTCAATTCTTGACGCGCTTCCTTAGTCAATTCCTCTGGACGTTCCATAAGGATTTGTCCGTCCTTGATAATATGTGGTTCGCTGTACCCAGGAGGAACCCATGTCGGATGTACCTTAGGGCTTACAGGTTCCCAACCCTGATTACGCATAGCAGAAATATAGAACGGATCATGTAGTCCATTCACGGACCATCGTTTCCACTCATAGGTCAATCCAGCAGGAATTTCATCCATAGGAATATCAAACGGACTTTCATTGACCGTGGACTTTCTAGAGCGGGTTCGTACTCGTGATGGAGTATGATCAGCTACATGCGCTTCTTCCCTGACAGGCTTCGCTCGTGTACTATGCATAGCCATACGAGGAGTTTTCTTGGTTGTTTCTGGACTTACTCTTGTCATTTTTAGATTCCTTGTGGATTGTATTTAAGTTCTTTGAGATTTTGTGCAGGGTAAGAATATCCCGGAGCGTAAGTACGTAGCCGATCTTTCAACAAATCAATCCACTCCAAAGCATAGACTTCTGGAGTTACACCACAAATCCTAGCTGCATTAATTTGTTCTGGCAAAAGCAAGTTCACCAAACGCGACCGTAAATCTGCATAATCTCTCTCAAGAAGCAAACAACGTTGAGCCAATTCCCCCTTGGAGAATTCCTCACTCCGTTTTGCATCAAGAACATACTGTAACGCTGTAACTTCATCACGAAGATTTATTTTTCTTGGTTGGACCTTCGTGGATTTAGTCTTTCTTTTCTTAACTGGCATAAATTCTCCTGTTTTTTTTTGTTAATGGCTTGTACGGCCGATTTTACCCTCTTCAGTCAATTCGATCAGATTACGAGCATATTGACCAAAAGCTTGAGCTTCCGTTAAATGAGGAAAGGATACTCTGGCCATTTCCTGCTGATCCTTGGTCAAGCGAACCTCCCGCACATTACGAGGAGTTCCCGTTGTTGAAGGGGCCTCACGACTGACTGGGGCAGAGGGCTGTGCTCTGGGTCTGGTAGTTTCACCAGCAACCTGAATTTCAGATGCCTTGGAAGCAACCTGTTGGTCCCTGACAACTGGAGCAGCGGTAGGAGGGCTAACATGCTCCTCAATCACCTTGAAATATTCAGGAGAATTGAGTGTCAGGTTTTGGGCGATAGCATCATAGTGTCCTGCCATCATCTTGCTGTTCTTTTGCGATGAGCCGCCATATTCCGCTGGCCAACAATCGGGGTGTTGTCGTAGCCAATTCTGGGCTACAGGAGAGAATTGGGATAGATATCTTTCGGATACATTAGGT